CACCTAACCAGGTTGGACATGAGTTCACCTGGGTCGACGACAGTCAAACCCTCAGTGTCACGTCTGACATAACTAAGGACGGACTAAAGGTCGATGCTGCTTTGGATACTCTCGGTCCATATGATCACCAGGATACAGAGGTGGATGATACCACAGTGTAACCACAGTGTAACCACAGTGTGCTACCGAGGTGTAACCACAGTGTGCTACCGAGGTGGTGACTTAGGTCCCCATTTGTAACTTAAAGAAATACACCTTAGCCTAACAACTATCGCATAATGTCTAATGTCTTACCATCGATACACCATCAGATCATACTCATGTCATCGGATATAGTATCCGTTGACCTGGTAAGCTATTGATATCATTGGATACCAGTAGTCTAATCTAATCAATGTCTAATGAATCAATGACTTTGGTGGGTCCCATGTCAGACATTTGACCCCCCCAGTGGTCTAATCAATCAATAGATTTCAAAAGACCGTTAAAGGTTGTTCTTGTTGTTGTTGTTGTTAGCCTCTTTGAAGCAGCAACCCCAGCCCCACCACAGTACCTCTTACGGTTCTCAGTAGACCCCAGTCCCACCACAGTCCCCCCACAAGTAGTAAGGAACCCCGTCATGGCCCTAGAGTCAGGAACCTACATCAACAGTCTGAACGCCAGCAACCCAGCGTCCACTGATGGCCTAGGTCAAGCAGACGACCACATTCGTCTCCTCAAGAGCACCATCAAGAATACCTTTCCCAACATCGATGCGCCCGTCACAGCTACCGAGGACCACCTTAATCTTATTAGCTCATACACTGGTAACGCCAACGACCTCAACTTGTTGTCTGGGCAGTCAGGCGCTGGTCTCAGTAGCACCGAACTAGGATACCTAACTAACGTAACGTCAGACATCCAAGCACAAATCAATGCCATCTCAGTTGCAGCGTCAGGTAACCTCTCGACCACAGACTTTGCAGCTGCCAACTCAGGCACTGGCTACGGCTCCTTAGCTTACGATAACTCAGGTAACTACACATTCAGCCGTGTCACCGACAGCAACATCAGGGGTGCCTTCTCAGCTGGTGCCAACATAGCTATCGATGCCAATGGTGTCATAAGTGGATCGTCTGCATCCTTCTCGGCTGGCAGCGGTATCTCCATATCGGGTACGACCATAAGTAACTCTGCACCAGATCAGACTGTCAATCTGACGGGGTCTGGCGCTACATCAGTCTCTGGGACCTACCCTAACTTTACCATTAGCTCCACAGATACTAACACGGCGTATACAGCTGGTGGTGGTATTATAATATCTGGCACAACTATAAGTGCTACTTTTAATTATTCCCTAGGGGCAATAACTTCATACGCTTGGCTCGGTAAATCATCGTATGGCACTATAACAGCTGGCACTACCTACTATGGCTCCAGCTTGAGATACGCTGGTTCTGTTTCTACATCTATATACAGTGATGACACTGCTATGGACATTGGTGGTGCATCACCAAGTGGAACTTGGAGAGCTATGGGTGAAGCTGATGTTACGTCAGGGCGTTACCCAGCAACATTATTCTTGAGGATTGCATAACATGACTACAACGACAGTAGCTATCACAGAGTACAGAAATGCAGCATCTCTGTCGTCTGACAACGCTAGGATGAATGTCGAGATAAACCATCCCACCTATGGATGGATACCGTACACTATCGACCCCTCCGACACAGACATGACAATAGACAATGCAGCCCTGTTAGCACTGGTCGGATCTGACTTTACTGCTTACGTGGCACCAACCCAGGCAGAACTAGATGCAGCTACAGCCGCTGATGTGAGAGCCGAAAGAGACCGACGCCTGGTATCTGAAGTGGACCCCATCGTGAGCAACTCTCTGCGCTGGGCTGCAATGTCCGAGCAAGACCAAGCTGACATGAGTGCCTATAGGATGGCCTTATTAGATGTCCCACAACAAGCTGGGTTTCCTAACACTATTTCATGGCCCTCACTTTGATGATGCCTATATCTGAGATTATCCTGTATGCCTTCATGGCTACCGCTATCGTCTTTATCTTTGTAACCGTTGTCATCGACAGCAATAGAAAGAAGTGAAACACAAGCAATGCCAAACCTACCGATCCGTAACCTAGGTTCCGTAGGCGTAATTACTGACGTTGATTCATTTAACCTTCCGCTTAATGCATACACCAGGGCAAAGAACGTGCGCTTTGACCAGGGCAACGTCCGTCGCTCTCCTGGCTTCAGATCAATTATAGACGTAACTGGGTTTACACCTATCTTTACTAATGGCCTCTACAACGCCACAGGCTACGACACTGTCATTATTGTTAGTGATACCTTCGACGTACATGAGTTTACCAATGGCACCATATCGCTCGATCACGCTACGTCGTCATCAACCAGCGCTGCCCAGGTAACAACTACGTCATTAGCTAACGTGCAGTACCTTAACAGGGTAGACGTCTTACCTTTGTATCGATCACCGTCTATGTCTAACTTTGCCACCCTTGTAAACTGGGACAGTACCTGGCGCACTGCCTCCTTAAGATCCTTTGGTGATTTCTTGATAGCACTTAACATGGACGAGGGCGGTTCTGCATTTCCCACCAGGGTTCGCTTCAGCAATATAGCGCTGGCAAACAACGCCCCAGACAGCTGGGACGCTACAGATACCACTAAGTCAGCTGGCTTTAATGACCTATCGCAAATGACTACCCCTATCATAGACGGGGCCACTCTCGGCTCCAACTTCCTGATCTACTCTAGTGACCAGGTGTGGCTTATGGAGTTCGTTGGTGGCACCTTCATATTCAACTTTCGTAAGCTCTTTAATGATGCTGGTGTCGTCAATCAGAACTGCATTGTCGAGGTGGAAGGTAAACACTACGTCTTCGATCAAAATGACATCTACGTCACAGACGGCGTCTCCAGGCAGTCCATAGTCGACGGGCGCATCAAGGACTACGTCTTCTCAAGTATCGACACTAACTCTTTTAACAGGTGCTTCGTTCAGTATGACCAGGCGAGAGAAGAGATCTACTTCTGTTACAAAAGCGCTGATGACATGGCAGAGTTCACAAATGGCGACGGGTGTAATCGAGCAGCTGTCTACAACTACAGAAGTGACACCTGGTCTTTCTTAGATCTGCCTAACATCTACGCTGGTACGTCAGCAAACGTAAACACCGTTTCTACCTACGCATCAACGACATTAACCTACGACACAGCTGGCGGTACATACGCCGCCCAGGACGCTGGCTTTACACGTAACATTCTCATGCTCGGACAGGCATCCACAGTCGATGGCCTGACAGCATCAAAGATGTTTGGTCTGGATGGCATAAACGAGAATTCGTCTTTGTCAGAGCCACTAGATACAGCTGCAACTAAACCAATAAAGTTGGAGCGCGTAGGCATAGACCTGGATGAGGCGCAGCTGCCATTGTCAGGCTACAAGAACATCACAAAGATGGTCCCTCAGTTTGTCACCAGCGCTGGCAATAAAGAGTTTGTTGTCTCGATGGGTGCAGCCGACCTGGCTACCCTAGATCCTACATATGAAACCAGTTTTACCTTTAACAGTGGTACTGCATACAAGATCGACTCTAGAGCGTCAGGGCGCTACCTTAGTTACAAGATAGAAACAGCAGATATTAAAGACTTTACGGTCTCAGGTTTTGACTTCGACGTCGTGGCGACGGGGAGAAGCTAGACATGGCAACCAATGAGATTACCGACGTCACTGTTAATGCATACGTCAGACGGGCAGTCCCGTCTCTCGAGGAGAGCGTGAAGATTTACATAGCTCAGGAACTACAGTCCATTGAGAACGCCGTAAGAAGCGTCATCGAGGGAACGATCCAAGTAATAGACAATCCACCAGACAGCCCCAAGAAGGGCATGGTGCGCTATGCGGTAAGTCCTTGGAACCCTCTCGGTAATGGGTTCAGTGGTCTCGTGGTCTACAACGGATCATCCTGGGTACAAGTTTAAACTAAAAACACATACATACATAAGATTGGAGAAGCCTATGGTTTGGCCCGTAATAGGTGCCGTCGTTGGCGGCTTGATGGCAAATAAGAGCGCTAAAGCTGACCGCGCTGCAAATGAACGTATGAACGAAGCCAACATGGCTGGCTTTAGACAATACGAGCCATACGTGGACGCTGGTTTGCAAGGTGGTCAAGGTGCTTTCAACGATGCTCTCGCTGGAGGTTACTACCAGGGACAAACCTTAGCTGGCCCTAATGACATGCAGACCACCGCCAACAACGCTATGTACAACTTTGGCACTGGCAACATGGCTACTGGTCAGAACATGATGGCAAACAACGCTGGCTTCGGTAATAATTCACAGGACCTATACAATCAGTTCTATGGCTTAGGTAATCAAATATCTGGCCGCACTGGTCAGTTTGACGATATGTACTCCAAGAACATAGGACTAGCTGACGATTACCGTGGTAACCGACAACAGATAGGTGACTACCAAGGACAGTTCGATGCCCTTACTGGTCAGTCCCAAGGCATCACAAATAGATTTGGAGCCCTAGCTGACAGGGCCAATGAGGACCGCATAGGTGCAGCCAACGACTACGCAGTAAACAATGCTAACCCGTTGGTGGACGCCATGCTCAGAGATGATCGTCGCGCACTCGAGGAAGGCACATTGCCAGGGATCAACATGGGCGCATCAGGCAGTGGAAACACTAACTCTAGCCGCGCTGGTATCGCCTCAGCTGTAGCCCAAAGAGGCTTTGCTGACAGAGAGGCTGACGTGCGATCAGACGTCGTCAACCAATTGAGAAACGCCAAGCTTGCCCAAGACAACGCACAGTTTGGACAAGCTATGGACGCCACAGGATCGATGGGAACATCAATGGCTAACACAGGCAACTTCTTAGGTAACGCCGTTGGCAACATAGGCAACCAGGCAGCAATGACGGGCAACATGGGCGGTGCTTATGGAAATGCGTCTAACGCTGCTATGAACGCAACCAATAACATTGGTAACGTAGGCAACCAATTTGGCAACGCAGCCAACATGAATAGCCAAATAGCCAACGCATTTAACACAGGCACAAACCTGGCGACAAATGGTGGCAACATGGCGTTTGGCGCTGGCACTAATCAACAAGGGTTTGACCAGACGGCACTTAATGATACCCGAGCCAACTTTGAGGGCAATCGAGACTTTGGATACAACATGTACAAAGACTACATGTCTGGCATGTTGGGCCGCGCTCCGACAACTAATAATACTGCACAAGCCAACATGGTAAACCCAACGGCAGAAACCTTTGCTGGTATGGGCGCTGGTTTTGGCTTTGGGAACCAGTATGGACCACAGATAGGAAGTGCCATCGGTAACTCCGCTTTTATGAACCCCTACTTTGGCTACCAACCAGGCCAATTTAGCGTCGTATAGGAGGACACAGAATGAACCCAGCATTAATGAACCAAAGATTTACCCCAGGTTATAACGGGGCGCAAAATGTAATGCCAGTTTTAGCCAACAACGCACCCATGAACACAACAGCGCAACCAGGTGGAGCGCTCAGTGGTAACGCTCGAGGCTCTATCCGTATGCCTCAGATGCCACAGAACCAGAAAATAGGTCTTGGTGAAGCAATGATGCGTATAGGCACATCTGGTCTCGGTCAGTCAGCCACTGGTGGTGGCTTAGGTGTCTACAACGCAATGGGACAGACGTATGGCGACATCATGGATTACAACCGCGCTCGAGACATGGACGAGTTTGCCATACAGCAAGAACAGGCCCTCGAGCAGCAACGTCGCTTAGACTTGCAGCGCAAGATGGAGCAAGAAGCCAAGCCCGAAATAGATCCAGAAGACGAGCAAGCCGTAGCAATGGCTAATGCTCAGATTGAGACAATGGAGATTATTCTAGAGGGGCTAAAAGAAGGGGGCCTTACAGGCTTCTATGATGGGACCGCTGGAAAATGGGCAGACCGTTTGGGTATATCAGATTGGTGGTCAGGTTCAAACGAAGGATCTAAACGTGCGTACTTACGCCAGTTACTACAAGAGTTCAAAGTAGATCAGACGTTGACTAAAGTAGCCCTCACTAAAGGTGCTATCTCTAACCAAGAAATGAACTTATTTATGTCTCCATTCCCAAGTATTGCTCTTGATAACGAAGGCGCTTGGATACCGCAAATTGAGAGACGCTTGGAGATTGCTAAGAAGATACAAGCAGCCGTCTCTGGAGGTAGCTCTGACGTCGACGATTTGGTTAATCAATACGCTCCCACTAATTAATAACTAGGAATACCTATGGCTGATTTAGAACGCTTGAGCCGTGCGCTCAAAGCGGCACATGCCGCTGGAGATACCGCAGCTGCTACTAAGCTTGCACAAGCTATCAAAGCAGCCAGGGCGCAGCCAACAAACAACCAAGTACAACAGCCAGAGCCAGTTAATGAAGCACCAGAAGCGCCTACAGGCGATACGTCTTTTGGTACTGCTTTTAAAGTAGGTGATGCTCAATCTCAATCATTATCACAGTCAGGTGCAGCATCCTTACAGCGTAATCTATCAGGCGGCGTGTTTGGTGATGCACAAAAGTATCTAACAGAAAACGTAGCTAACCCAGTTCGAGAGACATTTGGATTTGATCCTATCGACATCGATGCAGTTAACCAGGCAGAAACTAAACGCCTGGAGAAAGCAGCTGATCTGTCAGCGGAAGCAGCGCAAAAGTTACAAGACGACCTTAACTTTCAAAACCTGACTACAGGTGACATCAAAGACGTCGGATCATTCGTTAACTTTGTGTCTCAAAAGACTGCCCAGGCACTTCCATACATGGGAGCAGCATTAGCATCAGGAGGCACACTAACGTACCCGTTTGGCGTCGGTGAGATTAGTCAGTCGCTCGATGAGATCGAAGGTTTAAACCAAGCACAGAAAGACGACATAGCAGCCACTGGCGGTGCCATCATGGCTGTCTTGGAAAACCTAGGTATCGCTAAGTTATTACCAAACGGCGTTTCAACAAGTATTATTGGTGGCATATCTAAAGGTTTTATTACCGAGGGAACGACAGAAGGTTTACAAGAGCTAGTCGTTATTGGTTCAGAAGCTGTAGCTGGTAAAAAGTTTGAACAAAGTGAAATAGTTGAGCGCCTAAAAGAAGCTGTAGCAGCTGGTGGTGTCGTAGGCTCTAGCATAAAAGCAAGCTCTAATACTGCAACTAAAGTAAAAAGCCTATTTACTGGAGAAGGTAACTTAGTTGATCCTGACAGCATCGATGCAGATCAAAAAGAAGCAGCTGCTAGTGTCGCCAAGATTATACGCCAGACTGCAAACCAAAACGGATTAAATCTTGCAGATGTAAATGCTTCTTCAAAAAGAGGGGCAAAGCAAGCCTTAGAAAAAGCACATGAGGATATTTCTGATCAAATAAAACAGATAGCAAGTAACGACGCTGTTAAAGGATATTTGTCGCCTAAAAATGCAACCACATTAGATGAACTTATCGATGATTATTCAGCTGCCAATGTAGCGCTTCGACAAGGTAAAAACAAAGTAAAATCTATAGTAATGCAAGATAACTACGACGCCATTATGCGTCTTCTTCCAGACAGCGCTGAGAAGACAAAGATGGCTAACTTGCTTAAGATGTCTAACCAGGTCACTGACTTGTTCAACAACGGTCTCAAAGGCGGCATTAGCCAATTTACAGATTACTTTAATCCTATCGCTGTCTCAGGTGGTGCATATGACCCAAGTAGGGTTGCAAACATAATCCTGGGCGCTGGTGGTGCATTTCAATCTGGTGGTACAACATTAGGTATTGCAGCTGGTGGTCGTGTCGTCGACGCACTTACAGGCAGAAGATCAGCTGTCGATAGTTTCACTCGAAAGAACGAGCGCAAACCAGGCTTAGACGCTCCGTCAGGTAACTCTCTTATACAAGCCCAGACTGATGCAGAAGCAGCTGCACAACAGAGAGCAGATCAGGAAGCAGCTGACGCAGAAACTGCTAGATTTAACCGACGACAAATGAACCTAGATTTGACTAAGAGGAATGCAGAACCTTTTATTGAAAGTCCTCAAGGTAGGATGGAAGACGCTACGGGACTAGACCGATCAGGTGTCGCTAAAGTCTTACGTATTATTGAAGCTACAACAGACAACCCAGCCATTCTCGATGCCATTGCCAGTTACAAAAAGTCAGTTGCTGAAGGTGGCAAAGTAAAAGATTTAACACCTTTGATCCGCATGGTTAACGAGCGTGTCGCTAATAACCCTGGTCTTGTCGAGCGAGTACGAGAGCCAAACAATAGTGTACAGCCAAACGTAGACACAACAGGACCAGCGCAACCCCAGGGCGGCGATGAGTTTGGACCACAGTTCACAACTCCTCAGAATTACAATCGAGGCATCGAGAACAACTTACAGTTCAATCGAGAGCTACAAGACGGTGCCACGTTAGATAAAAGCTTGTCTCTCGTAGACCGTGGTCGCATCATTACGTCTCTGGAGAACCTAACAAACAACTTAGGGTCATCACCAGTACCTACCGTACAGACAGAGATCCAGAAGCTACAAGACGCTGGCGTCTCCCAGGAAGCTATCGACACGTACGTCAAACCGTACGCTGATCGTGTCATTGGTCAGCAAAAGCGTAATGCTCCCGAGCAGCCAGCTGAACCAAAAGCTTCTAGAGTTCCAAATATTCAGTCAGACCCCAAGAAACCACAAGCGCCTTTGCTAAATCCAGAGCTTATTCCAGAGCAGACCAGGACTGTCTACAAGCTTATGAAAGTGCAGAAGAAGCGCCCAGGTGAAATACTGCCTTTATACGCCAAAAGTGGTGGAGACAAAGGACCACCCAGTGGATACTCACTAGGCAAATGGTATGCGTCTGAGTTTCAACGCCCTAAGATTGGTAACAAGTTACTTTCCCCTAGATCAGGTATTCATGGCGTAGAACTACCAGTGTTTGACCAAGGTAAAGCTCAGGTCAGCGGTGAGCAGCGCGTTTGGGTTGAGGTAGAAATGCCTATGATTAACCCAGAAACACAGACGGAAAGTGATAACTCATTTAACCCTAAGCGTAAGGCTAATGATGGTATCCTAAATCGTAACCTAGATCCTACCGAAAGCTATGACTTTAAAACTAATCCTAATGCATCCCAGGATGCTCGAGGGTGGCCTATTGCTGGATCTATGCGTCCTATCCGCATTCTTAATGATGCAGAAGTTTCTCAAATCTTACGAGACAACGGTTTAGAAAACCAAATAGATAACTCGTTTACTGGTGTCGACGCAACAAAAGCCCAGGAGCTTATGCAGACTGAAACAGCTACAGGACCCGTCTTAAGCCAGACACCAAACCCACTAAACATACCTACTGAGGATTTGTCTGCAACCAACTTAAACGAAATGCCATCAGCTGAAGACATAGCTCAAATGCGCGAGGGAGACTACAAGCCCGAAAACAAACGAACACTTGTTGAGGCTGTTGATTACCTTAATAACAAATGGCAGAAGGCTACAGGCCGTACAGAACCATTTGAGTACACACCTGAGAACGTCGACAGAATAGCATCATTGATGGCTACAGAAGCAATGCAAGCTCTTAAGAACGACGGCAATGCTATTGGCTGGTACGACAGAAAGCTGAAAGCAGCTAAGTCTGTCGTTTCTCTAGTTGAGCCTCGGGTAACTCAATCACCAGATGCGGAAGCAGCATTTGATTTTGCCTTGGCAGTTACATCTAATGGTCAAGCAGTTGCTGATAACTTTGAGTATGCATTGGAAGTGTTTAGGCACTTTATGGACAATGGCGTCATGCCTACCGATACCTGGATTAAAGGTGGTGAGCGTAACAACGGAATGGTCCAAGCTTTTAACTTCTTTAATGCCTATAATGCGTCAGGCACAAACTTGCCTATTCAAGAGTTTTTAGACGGTGATTATACTGTAAGAGATCTTAAGGAGTGGGCATCTGGATTTAATGAAAGAAATGGCACTAACATTAAAGTACCATCATCTGAAGGTCAAAACGAAACAGTTAAAGGCTCTTTCATAATTGGACCTAAAATAGGCCAAGGTTTTTACCAAAACATTCGAGGGAACTATGATCCATTAACGATGGATATATGGTGGATGCGTATGTGGAATAGGCTTGTTGGACGCCCCTTTGAGGCATCTAAAGATCTCGGCAAAAACAGAGCTACAATCCGCGAACAAGTAAAAACTAAAAACCAGGACGCATTAGAAAAGCGCTTAACAAACCAAACGCTTAAAGAACTAGGAATAAAGCGGTCTGACCTCAAAAACGACGAAACATTAGATACTTTTGTTACTAAGCTAGAAAGCAATTACCAAAGTTTCTTCAGAAAACGCTCGATAGAGCTTAAAGGTACAAAACAAAAGGTCGAAAAGCCTCAATTGTTTAAATCATCAGGCACCATGACCAAGAATATGGTCCCTCAGCTGCAAGCGCAGCCAAAAGGCGCTGGAGAACGCTCTTACATGCGTACAGTTACTAAGGCTGCCATTGAAAAGCTACGTCAGAATGGCTATATGATAGATACAGCCGACTTCCAGGCGCTTATGTGGTATCCCGAGAAGCAGCTGTTTAGAAAACTGGGTGTAGCCCCAGGACGTGGCGCAGATAATGACTATTTAGATGCTGCTAAGATGCTTGCACTAAAGGAAGGGTTTACAGATGACCAAATTAACCAAACACTCCCCCCATCAGACGGAGACGGAGCAGTCAATAATCAGCCAGATACCTCAGGACAAGATGGCCCAGGCAATCCAAGAGCTAGTCGAGTTGGGCCAGCGCAACAAACAGGCGTCGCAGCCGCCCTCGCAGAACGTATCCAAGGGTCCGATAGGGGACCCTCACCCAGGGGTCCTGTTCCAACCCAAGACGAAGTAAAACAGGCTGGTCAGGCAATAAAAGCAGTCTTTGAGATTGGTAAGCCTGGATCTAAATATGAGGATGGCATTAAAACTCTTGATGAAGTTAGGCAACTTGCTGACGTCATAAATGTATCTTTAGAGCTATTTAGTGATCAAAAAGCAATTACTGAAGCATTCCAAGAAATACGGGGCATGGGAGACGTTGTAGGTTTCTTTATGCGTAATGAAACGACACAACGAGGTCGAGCAGCAGTTTTACAAGAGGGCGCTGTAGACGTAACTGGGAATGAGACGTCGGAGTTTGATTCATATATTACTGCACTGCATGAAGTTCTACACGGACTAGCAGACCAACAGTACCACCCAGCTATATTAAACAAGTTTGGTACAAAGGCAGAGGGAATAACCAGGCCAGCTGTGAAGGTAGGTAAAAACAAATTAACAGGGCGTATTGAAATAGCTGGTCACGGTTCTTTTGAGCAGTTTGTAGCCCGTCTTTTAACAAACAATACTCAAGTACCAAAAGGGGTTCGCAACAAGGTTCTAAAAGAAATTAAGGACATGCAAAGCAAAGCAAAATTTAGATCAACAGGTCTCCGACAATCCCCTTTTGACCAGTATCAAGTGCGCAACCCTATCGGCCTAGCAGTAGACCCTGATTATAAAAAGTATGCCAGAGGTGCGCCTGAGATGGCTGTCGATCCTTTAATATTCTACATGAATAATCCCAAAAAGATGAAAAAGGATTACCCAGAAACTGCAAAAGTTATAAAAGGGTTCTTTCAATATAGCACTCGAGTTCAATTCTTTACGCACCCACTAGCTATGGCAATGGCTGTCGTTATGGCAATTATGGCAAAACAAGACGAAGCAGCTGACGAAGAAGAGCGTCGTCGCATGATGCCACCACCAGGAGCACTCAACCAACCAATGCAACCTGGAGCACTATCAGCATAATAACGTAAGGAGACAGTCAGATGCCCGTACCAAAGCATCCTCGATCCAAGTTTCCCAAGAAAAAGCCATATAACTCAAACATGGCGAGACCAACCAACAAGAACCCTTTAGCAACTCAGCATTTTACGCCAGAAGGCCGAGCAAAGCACAGAGAAATGCTTTTGACCCGAAAGAACAAAGGTGGTCGACCACTAGCAGTCCCTGACGGGTTCACCAAAGAAACTATCGAGCCAATTAGGCAGCAAGCGAAAGAAGACGCAAAGAAGGCAGTAGCAATTATGACAGATGAAAACGAAAACACCCACGCCACAGAGGCACTCGAGGCAGCTGTAGAAATCCTACGCACCCCAGGGCAAACTCGAGATCGTCTAACAGCTGCACGTCTGGTCCTTGACTTCACCAAGTCAAAACCAGTGTCAAAACAGGAAGTGACCGTAGGAAAAGCAGAAGCATTCCTAAGTTCACTACTTGACGAAGGAGATGCAGAAGATGACACAGAAGAAGAAACTGGAGCAAGTTCGTAAGCGACTTTATGAAGACTTTAGCTTTTACGCGAAGTCTGCACTCAAGATTAGAACTAAAACGGGGCAGATTGCACCTCTAGCACTTAAGCCAGCCCAGGAAATCCTAAACGACGCAGTAACCGACCAGATAAAAACAGACGGCAAAGTCCGAGTAATTATCTTGAAGGCCCGACAACAGGGACTGTCGACATACGTCGGCGGCTACTTGTATTTTAGTGTGTCTCAGCGACCAGCTGCCAAAGCTATGGTCATCACTCACCACAGTGACTCTACTCGTGCGCTATTTGATATGACTAAAAGGTATCACGAGAACTGTCCTGAGATACTCAAGCCACACACTAAGTATTCCTCGAGGCGCGAGTTGTCTTTTGATGTCCTCGATAGTTCGTACATTGTTGCAACCGCTGGCGGTGAAGCCATTGGTCGAGGGGAAACCTTGACACACGTACACTGCTCAGAACTTGCATTCTGGAGTAAGACTACCGCCCTGGACAACTGGAACTCGCTGACACAGGCCGTTCCTAGTGCACCAGGCACTGCTATATTCGTTGAGAGTACAGCGAACGGCGTCACAGGGACCTTCTATGACCTCTGGAAAGGCGCTGTCGAAGGCACGAACGGTTTTGTGCCAGTGTTTATTCCCTGGTACGTCGACCCTGAGTACCGAGAGAAAGTACCTGAGAAGTTTGAGCGTACACCTGACGAGGAAGACCTAGCTGACAAGTATTCCCTCGATGACGAGCAGTTAATGTTCCGTCGTCGCAAGATTGCACAAAACGGCATCGATTTGTTTAAACAGGAGTACCCCTCAGAGCCTGAGGAAGCCTTCCTGACAACAGGTCGACCAGTGTTTAACCCAGAGCAGCTACAGAAGCATCTTGAGACTGCTCGAGACCCTATCGAGCGTTTAGCTCTCGAGGGCGACGAGTGGCTAAACAACTTGCGCGGCGAACTTACGATGTACCGACGCCACGATCCTGGCGAACAATATGTTATAGGCGCAGACGTCGCTATGGGCGTCCGAGGTGGTGACTACAGTGTCGCTCAAGTGCTCGATAGTAAGAAGCGGATGGTAGCAACCTGGAGGGGCCATGTTCACCCAGACTATTATGCCCAGGTTCTGTTTCACTTAGGAAACTTCTTTAACACTGCGTATATTATTGTCGAAAACAACGGTCACGGTCTTTTGACTTGCACCAGGTTAGCTAAAGATATGGCTTACTCTAACTTCTTTACAGAAATACAGGTCGACAAGTTGACCGACAAAGAAACCATAAAGCTAGGCTTTAGTACAACAGCTAAAACTAAGCCCCTCATAATTGACGAGCTAAGAGCGTCAGCCAGAGAGGGCGAAATAGAGCTTAACGACAAAGTTACAATTCGAGAGATGCTTACATATGTCGTCACAGAAAGTGGCTCTATGGAAGCCGAGCCTGGTTGTTATGACGACTGTGTCATGGCGCTGGCATTAGCAAACCATGTGCATGAAGGTGCCTGGGAACCGATTGAGAGTGCAGATGACTATTACATTGAAATGGTATGATCATTATGGATAAAAAAGACTACAAAAAGGTCGATGACGAAAAGCTAGTCACGATGCTGGATGATAATATCCGCAGATCTATAGGTTACTTCGACAGCGCCATTAGTAGAGAGCGTAAGAAGGTTGTAGATTATTACAATGCCGCTCTCCCACGCCCAGCGCACGATGGCAACTCTAAGTATGTATCGATGGATGTCTATGATGCCGTCGAGAGCATGAAAGCTGCACTGCTAGAAACATTTAGCACTGGCTATAAAACTGTACGTTTCGCAGCGCAAACAGGCGAGGATACCCGTATAGCAGAAGTAAGCACTGCGTACTGTGACTATGTAGCCAACAGACAAAACAATCTATTTGAAGTGATGCAGTCGGTTATCCACGACGGTCTCATAGCAAGGGCTGGCTTATGTAAAGTATACTGGGACGAGCGTGAGGAATCTTACTTAGAACCAATAGAAGATTTAACGGAAGAAGAGTTCGACGCTATAGTTGCCCAGGACAACGTAGAGATCGAGGAAGTTACACAAGACGAACTCGGTCTCTACAGCGGAGACCTACGCATTAGCCAGGACGCAAGCCAGGTAGCCATTGAGGCCATTGCTCCTGAGGAGTTTATAATCGAGCCCCAGTGTAAGTCATTAGAATTGGCATCATTTCTGGGCCATCGAACTAAAATGACAATTTCAGAACTCAGAGAGGCTGGATATGATGAGAAGCTTATCGCTAAAATTGGCGATCACGACGATGTGGAAATGGAAAGTGACCCAGAAGTGCTATCGAGGCATGAAGAGATTGGGTCAGACCGTGGTTTCAACGCTAAGGGCTATCAAGATCAGGTCCGTTCTGTCACGGTGTATGAGATTTACATGGACGTCGATTTGTCGGGTGACGGCATTGCTGAAACGTACAAGATCATAAAGGCTGGCAATGTAATTCTTGAGAAAGAACTATGCACATACAAACCGTTCTGTGCCTTCGTTCCACTACCGATACCCCACGCATTCTTTGGTTCTAACTTTGGGTCCAAAGTACTGCCAATACAAACCGCTCGAACTGTATTGACCAGGTCGATCCTCGATCACGCAATGATCACCAATAACCCACGTTACCAGGTGGTCAAAGGCGGTTTGACCAACCCAAGGGAGCTCATCGACAATCGCGTCGGCGGCATTATCAATGTTTCTAGGCCCGATGCAATATCACCAATGGCTCAGGCACCTCTGAACCCGTTTATCTTCCAGACCATACAGATGCTGGATGAGGACAAAGAGGATACCACAGGCGTCTCACGTCTTAGCCAAGGCTTAAACAAGGACGCTATCAGCAAGCAAAACTCAGCTGCAATGGTTGAACAACTTGCAACGATGAGCCAGCAACGTCAAAAGATTATCGCACGTAACTTCGCAAACAACTTTCTGAAACCTCTGTATCAAATGATTTACCAGCTGGTCGTCGAGAACGAGCCAGATGCCAAGATCGTGGAAATAGCTGGAGACTTTGTAGAAGTAAGCCCAGCTGCCTGGGGTCAGAAACGAGACGTCACTGTCGAGCTACACCTAGGATACGGCGAACAGGAAGCAGAAGCTACAAAGTACATGAGCCTTCACGCTATTATGTCAGCTGATGAAACCTTGTCTAAGATGTATACACCTGAGAACCAACATAAGCTGATGACGCACGTCATGGAGCAGAACGGCATTAAGAACGTCAAAGATTACTTAACGCCACCATCAGAGTTGCCACCAGAGCAGCCTGATCAGAATGCCGAGATGGCGATGCAAATGCAACAGAAACAGATTGAACTACAAGAGCGTCAAACCCAGGTAGCCGAGATGAAAGCTCAGATGGATGCCCAGGTAGCACAGATGAAAGTACAATTAGAGCAGATGAAAGCACAGCAACAATTTGCCCTACAGTCTGACAATCAGGATCTCAAAGAAGCACAACTCGAGCACAAACAGATGGTCGATAATGCTGAACTAGAGATTGCGAGAACAGCTGACGACGTCAGAGCAATCGCATCACCAACTGGCTAAGTATAGCCGCCCACAATCACAAACAGAGGAGTGAACCTATGCCGAAAGGTCCTGGCACATATGGGTCCAAAAAAGGACGCCCACCTAAAAAGTAACTATTCATTAAGGAGAGCAAAAACATGGATGAGCAAGAACTCATTAACCACGGCAACGACGCAGACACATTACTGAAGTCCGAGCCATTTAACCGAGTTGTAAATAAGTTGGTGGAGCAAACATTCCAGAACTTTGTCAACTCAACTCCCGAGCAATCTAAAGAGCGCTCGATCTACTACTACCACTATCGCGCACTTGTAGACGTGGTGAACACATTGAAGCAGCAAGTATCAGTCAGAGACGAAGTACTAGCCAAGCGCGACAACAGCGAAGAGGAAGCATAGGACCATGTCAAACGTCCAAAACAGAGAAGCTACTCAACCCACTGCATACGACGACTTGTCAGATGCAGCGGATGCCATTCTAGATCGTTGGGCTGACGGTGAAGACCTATCAGCAAATAACGAAGAACTAGAGGCGACTGATGAACCCTCAAATGAAGAGACTGAAGAGGACACATCAGATACACAAGATGATGAAGAACAGGACTACGAGGAAGTAGAAGAAACTGACGAGGACCCTGATAACGATGACACTGAAGACCAGGATGAACCAGAAACAGAAGAAGAAGATGATGAAACGGAAGTTTTGTTATCTGATGATACTATGGTTGAAATCTCGGTGGACGGAGAAGTCAAACAGGCATCCTTAAAAGATCTCAAACGTCTTCATGGACAAGAAGCATCATTGACCCGTAAGTCTCAAGAAGTTGCTGCCAAACGCAAGGAAGCCGAGGATGCCCTCGGTAAGGCACACATAAGCTATCAGAAGCTTCTCGAAAGAGCAGAAGCGCGGATGAAGCCCTACGCCGAAGTAGACATGCTTGTCGCTAGTCGACAGATGTCCACTGAGGATTTTGCTGCATTCCGTCGTGAATCTCAGGAAGCTGAAAAAGATCTAAAGTTTCTACAAGAAGAATCTTCTGCATTTTACAAGGACGCTCAAGCACAACAACAAAAGCAAGTGCAAGAAGCAGCCACAGAATGCATCAAGGTCTTGAGGAATGATCTGCCCGATTGGGGTGACGAATTGTACAATGACATTCGTAACTACGCAGTCAGCCAGGGATTACCTCAAGAACAAGTAGATCAATATGTTGACCCTCAAGTCATCAAGATACTCAACAAAGCCAGACTGTATGATCAGACTAAAGCTACAGCCGAAACAAAGAAGGCAAAAGCTAAAGTCATTAAGACCAAGCAGTCAAAAGGTCGAGTTCTGAAAGCTAAAAAGTCCCCGTCTACAAGATCTGACGATCAAAGAGCTAAACAACAGAAAGCTAGAGAACGTCTGCGAAGTAGTACGGATATGGATGATGTGACTGAAGCCTTAATGGCGCGTTGGGAGCGTTAGTTCAATAACCAAATCTAGAAAAAGGTAACTTTACCATGACGGTTTACACAACCTATGACCAAGTGGGACGGAAAGAGGACGTTTCAGATATCATCTCAGACATTAGTCCACTTTCTACGCCCATGTTTACTCTGATGAAAACAGAGAAAGTACAAGCTCGAGTATTTGAATGGCAAGAGGACGCCATTAGAAGCTCCAGCGCAGATAACGCAATCGTCGAAGGAGCCGACGCGACAATGGCAACTCTCGTCGCTACTACAATGCGTTCAAACACAACCCAGATCATGGAAGAGAGTTTTCAGGTCTCAAAAACGGCAGACGCTATTGCCACATATGGTCGTGCTAAAGAAACAGCCCATCAACTTTCTAAAGCTCTAAAAGCTATCAAGAAAGACGTTGAAGCTTCTTTCGTTGGTCGTGATCAAGCAGCCGTAACAGGATCAGGTTCAGCTGCCCGTAAAATGGCATCTTTGCTTAATCAGATCTCAACAGCTGTCGACGCTGGTTCAAACGCAACCGATCCACTGACAGAAGCAAAGCTTCTTACAGCTGGTGAAACTGCGTATACAAACGGCTCAGACGTAAACACGTTTATGATCAAACCAGGTGACGCTCAAATCGTTGCTGGTTTCGCTGGTTCAGCTGGTCGTAACCGTGAGATTGCACAGGGTAAAACCCTCGTTAATGCAATCGATTTATATGTGTCGCCCTACGGTGAATATAGATGTGTTTTGAACCGCGAGTTAGCAACAGACCATGCTCTGCTAGTTGACCCGTCTATGTTTAAAACAGCGGTACTACGTCCGTTCGCTAGAACGCTGCTTGCAGCCACAGGCGACTCTGACAAGCACAGTATCGTCGGCGAATATTCATGTAAGCACATGAACTTTGGCGATTCAGTCAAGATCACAGGTCTTTCATAAGACCTAACGAGATGAGGCCCACCCTCGTCACTTTAACCAGGTTTCTGCTCTCCTTACCTGGCGACTTGGGTGGGTCTCTTTTTATTTATCAAGGAGACAATAATGGATAAGAATAAGGTCAATCTAATAGACCCTGATGTCAACTTCATCCAAGACAATGATCGAGTGATGCGAGAGCACTCGCAGAACATATCAAAAGCTTTCTTAGATGATCTAAAAGACACCCGAAATCAAACGAGCAATGTCCCCTCAGGAGATTTCTTACGTGTAGCCTCAATACCTACTGTAGTGGCAGAGAAGTGGATGCGCGAAGGATTTAACCTTTGGGAAGCATCAGGCTCAGAAATAGTAAAACGGCTTAAAAACGAAAACCTCGACTACTTTTTAGCAACCGAAAAGAGGATTTAACTGATGGCTACCCCTCCTTGGAATAAGAAAAACCCAAAGCCTAAAAGCCAGCGCAAGAAGATGACACCATCACAAGTATCATCGGCAAAGGCTAGAGCTAAAGCAGCTGGCCGTCCATATCCAAACCTGGTCGACAACATGGCAGCAAGAAAGAAAGTTAGGTAGAAATGAACAAAGGTGAACTCAGGGCGCACTTCCTGGCCCTTCTAAATAGGACGGACTGTAGCAATACCCTGGCTGATACCTTTATCGATCAATCTATTGCTCGAGCGCAGCGTGTCTTACGCATACCACCAATGGAAAAGACACAAACTTATAACATTAACGGGAGCACAACGACTTTAATTATCCCTTCCGACTTCTTAGAGATAATCGACATTTATTATGCCAATACTAATTTAACCAAAGTACCTCTATCGAAGTATGTTGAAATCTCCCAGCCAGGGGAAGCTGGGACACCCAGGTTCTTCGTTCGTGAAGGCGAAAACATACGGGTATATCCATATCCGTCATCTGGCTCTGTAACGGTAAATTACTATGGTCAATTTGCAGATCTAGCGACTGAAACTTCCACAAATGATCTGTCATTGATTGCGTCTGATTTGATTGCATACGGCGCACTTAGTTATGCAGCTGACTACTTCTTAGACGAACGTGGGCAACTGTTCGAGCAGCGCTTTGTAACATTCATAGCCGAACTACAGGAGCAAGCTAACGATGCGGAGGTATCTGGCACAGTCCAGGCTATGCAGCCTATTGCAACATATAACGACTGAGGATCTGAATAATGGCAAAAACATCATTTTACTCAGGCTCAGGTCTACAGAATACAACCGTTAATACACTTGAATCATACGTTCAAGAATCCAAAGATTGGGCAACTAAGTTAGTTGATCCTGTAGCTGATGGCCTATATTCTGCCAGGTACTACGCCACCGATACTAACGTCGTCAATGTTGGCGGCAATATTACGTCTGTAGTAAATGTCGCTAACGCTTTGACGCCTATATCGACCTTAGCCCAAACTGCTAACATAACTGCGATAAACACCGTTTCGACTGACATTGCAAACGTCAATCAAGTGGCAACCAACTTAGGCACAGGACAGCCAGTTACATTAGTCTCAGCTGCTCTTTCCAATGTCGCAACAGTGTCTGGATCAATAGCAAACGTGGACCTGGTTGGTGGATCAATAAGTAACGTCAACGCCCTGGGCGGCTCTATAGCTAACGTCAATCTATTGGTGCCAGAGATTGCCGATATAAACACAGTGGCGGCATCTGCAACTAATGTAGATCTCGTTGGTGGCTCGATAACAAATGTCAATTCAGTATCTGGGTCCCTGACCAACATTAATGCCCTGGCTGCTCAGATTGGTACTGGCGGCGACGTAGGCATCGTGGCGACTAATATAGCCGACGTGTCGACAGTAGCTTCTGGAATCACAAACGTATCGACGGTATCGACCAACATAGCAAACGTAAATGCCCTGGCTGCTCAGATTGGCACTGGTGGCGACGTTGGGATCGTAGCGACTAACATAGCTGATGTATCGACGGTAGCGTCAGATATAAGCGCAGTGACAAACATCAGTACAAACTTAAGTGCAGTTACGACCCTCAATTCTAATATGGCTGTCGTTACCAACGTAAACTCAAACTTATCAGCTGTTACTAACGTCAATTCCAACATGTCATCTTTGACAAACATTGACACCAATATGACTGCCCTGACTAACGTCAATACCAACATAGCAGCGGTCACCAACGTCAACTCTAACATGTCGTCAGTTACATCCGTCAGCGGTATTGCCGCTAATGTAACCACCCTAGCTGGCCTAAGTACGGAAGTCACTGCCCTGGGTGCTATTAGTGCAGACATCACAAGTGTAGCTGGCATCAGTACTTCTGACTTGTCGACTGTGGCATCAAATGCAACCAACGTGGCAAACGTGGGAAGTCAGATAGCAGCTGTGTCTACAGTTGCGTCAAACATCAACAGCCTGACGTCATTTAACGACACGTACTTTGTGGGAGCTAATGCCCCAACAGGCGCAAATGTTAATTCTGGCGACCTCTGGTTCGATACGTCTACATCGATCATGCGTGTGTATGGATCATCTGGATGGCAAGCAGCTGGATCTTCAGTAAACGGCGTGTCTCAATCAGTTAGCTACTTGGTAGGAACAAACAAAACGACATCAGCTGGGGTTTACACAGGATCTCTGACGACCTTCCCAGCTGTATATGACCCAGCTTATGCTTTCGTGTGGCTCAATGGGGTGCTTCTAGATCCGTCAGACTACACAGGAACGTCTGGTACACAGATTGTGTTATCTACTTCAGCAACAACCTCAGACATCATAACCGTAATGTCGTTTGGCACTTTCCAACTGGCAGACCACTACAATAAAACTCAAACCGACAACCTCATTAATGGTGTCCAAGCTCTAGCTCTAGCGGGATTATAATTATGACAGTAACACTGACGACCTTTGAGTCGAACTTACAGACTAAACTAAACAATACCACAGGCACTACTGATGGTCAGGAGTTCTTACTTCTGTCCAAATCTGTAGAAGCACTTAACCCATCCATAACAGTTGCAGCGGTTCAAACCGAGGGTACTACCCAGGTATCAAATGTAAATACAGCTGGGACAACGCAAGTCGCGGCGGTTAATTCAGCTGGGACTACACAAGTAGCAGCTGTCCAGGCAGCTGGATCTGGCTACGCAGCTTTAACTGGCGCTACGTTTACTGGCGCAATAGACATGGGGTCAAACAACATTACGACCACTGGTAAAGTGCTCTACGCCAACATGTATGCTACGCCAGGTGACTTGCCGAGCGCGAGTACATACCACGGCCTTTTTGCCCATACCCATTCAAATGGAAGGGCTGTATTTAGCCATAATTCTAATTGGTACAACCTACTGCACGAAGACACATCTGGTAATGTAAACTTGGGTGGTGACCTTACGGTCACTGGCTCTCTAATCATTAACGGGACCACCACGACTATCAATAGTACAACCTTAGATGTTGATGATTTGAACATCACAGTAGCAAAAGGCGCAGCAGACGCAGCAGCAGCTAATGGCGCTGGGATAAGCGTAGACGGTGCTTCAGCCACATTTAACTATGCCAACAGCGGTGACAAGTGGACGATGAATAAACCGCTAGATGTCACTGGTGCGGTTACGGCTACTGGGGCAGATATTACTGGTAGTTTAAAAATAAACGAAGTTATTGAGTTTGTACCAATTGGTAATACTACTAGCGGTACAATTAACTCCGATCTTTTGTACTCTGGCGTTGTCTTTTATAATGTTAACCAAACAGCTAATCG